ATTCCACTTCTTGATCACGGTCTAAGACCAAGCGAAGAGCAGGGGTTTGACATCGTCCTGCTGACTTGGCACTTGGAACGCGGGTCCATAGCACCTTCGAAATAGTAAATCCAATTAACATATCCAACATTGATCGTGCTTGTTGGGAATAAAATTTAGGAAGATTGATGGTGGTAGGAGCTGCTGCTGCTGCTAAAATAGCTGTCTTGGTAATTTCATGAAAGACAATTCGTTTGGTAGTTGTTACAGGTAGTCCTAAGATGGTGCAGATATGCCACGCAATCCCTTCTCCTTCTCGATCATCGTCTGTAGCAATCCATACTTCAGATGCTTTTCTAGCAGCTGCTTTCAGTTTGTTAATTGTTTCTTTCTTTGTAGGAAGATCCACATAGGTAGGATCCCATGTTCCAATCTTTAACGCTTCTAACGATTCATCTAATCCTCGTATGTGTCCCATGGATGCCATCACATTCCATCCGTCTCCCAAATAACCAGCAATCTTGCTGCATTTGGCAGGCGATTCTACAATCACTAATTTGGACATACTTCTATCCAGTCTATCTATTTAAAAAAGGGTCATCACTTTTAGACGCGAGTCATATGAAGAATGACACGTGAATCACGTGTCATTCTTCATATCATATTTCATATCGAGAACAACACGGCTAATACCATTCTTTTCTCGATAGCCTTTCACAGGAAACAGATAGGATAAGATTTCACGTTGAAGGTCATGTGGCAAGGGTGTATTATTCATCAAGACAGAATGAACCACACGACGTTCACGTAATGCGCTACGTTGCATTAATTCTGATTCATAAGGAATGCTTGCAGGATAGATCTGAATATAGCGTGGATTATGGATTGATCTTTCACCAGCCCCCCCAGCAACAAATGTAGGTTCTTGATTTGTAAGACCAGTAAAGAGACGTCGTACTAGTTTGCCTGGTGTTGAATCATTATCAAGGTGTAACACCATATATTCTGTATTTAGCGTTAAATTAGAGAATTTCAACATTTTATTATTAAGCTTATGTAAAAATATGAATTCTACATCATTTTTTTAACCAATTATTATAATCATGCGTTCTTTGCACATCATAACTAGTTCCTAAGGCTTTGGCTGCAATGGAATGAGCTAATCGTTGCTTCGGCGTCAAGCTTGCATAAAACGTATCCATCACGTCACTTGTAATAATTTCTGGTTTTACCTCTTCTTTTTTTACAGGAACAGTGGAAGGAAGAATCGAAAGAGTCGTGGATGGTTTTGATACTGGAGTAAAGAAGGATGTAATCTTTGACATCCTATTATGATATAGTTATTGTAATACACTTAGACTCATTTTTTTACATAGGTACCAACTCCAGCTGCAATGGCGCATAAAATGGTTCCCCACATAATATCAGTGACTGTCATATAAAGAGTCCAGTTTGTAAAAGTGGCGTAGTTGGTAAGATCATAAAAAGCATAGACTAGAAATCCAAGAATTGCCCCTCGGGTGATTCCATTTTGAATCGAGGTGGCAGGGTTGACGGCTCCTAACACAATCATAGCAGGTATGATCAGATAAACACCAATGGCAGGAAATAGTCGTGGAACTAAAGGACTATGTTGAATCGATTGAAATAAGGATCTGTGATATTTATTTTGAATAGTTAACCAAACGGCATCCAGAGCAAGTGCGGTTCCTGCGGTAGCAATGAACGCGTTCATATCTTCCTATTTGTAGAATGGAATTAGAAGGATTTAGTGCATCATTAAAAGGAACCACAATTGTGTTGGTGGAACGCGAAGAAGATGCATGGATTCCATGGGAATGCTTGTCCGAAGGAATGACAATCTTATTGTGTGGAAAGGAAGTTCGAACGCATCGATTAGTGCGTGACAGTGCTTCCTGGAATCTCATTTGGAGTCCTACCAGTTCCCGTGAATGGTCTATGTTAGCTACGGTCTTAAAAGCGGCGGGACCGGTGACACTGGTCTTAGATCTCGGAGCTCCGATTCCATCCTTTGCTTTTACGGAGTTTATAGAGACGCTTCCTTCTGTTACCAAGGTGCAACTTGCCTATGTCGGATCCTCTCTTGGAATCTTCGGATCTCCTCAAACAGTGATTTGGTCAGATAGTATATCGATTGCATCTCGTATGGAGGTGTTACAAACACTTCGATACAAAGAAGGGGAAGCTGCTGTTGCGGCAGCCGTAAATGCTGCCAAAGAGTCTCAGGTCCAATTAATGGCAAGTCAGGTAGAAGGATCCTGGAAACTGTATTGGATTCGTCCTGCAGATTCCTGGAGTCTTGTCAAAGGATTGGGAGGAACTGCACGTGGATTGCTTCGAACAGGGATGGTATTATTGGATATCAATTGAAAAAATGGTGTAGGTACCATTTTTTATGCAGTGCATACAGTGCATGAAGCACTGTTACCTTCTACCTTCACAAGAGGAAGTGCAGTAGAAGGAAGAGACAGTGACAAACTGCCATGCATCAAACTGCCTTGCGGCTGTTGAATTTTCGAGACTGGGTCGTATTTGCACGTGTATCCACGTGCGGACGCCTGCTTGGCAAGAGCAGCGATGTCAAAGTCGAAGTTGCAGTCACAGGTATATCCATGATCGCATATCATAGATACCTTTCTTGAGTAATCAACCCCACCCTTACATGTTACATGAATAATCAAATCCTTGCTACATGACGTGTAGGAATCTTCAAAGTAGGGCGCTATGGTGCATATATGTTCAACAACTTCAACTACGAAGGATTCAATGTTGGGTTGGTCAATGTTGTCAGATGGATTAGGATATACCATCTTGATGTGAAGACCATCCGGTCCAAGATCCAGTGTGATGGTGACTTTACCACCGTAGTCATTGATGCCTCCTTGAAACGTATGTAATGGAGGCGTGGACGGCGTGGACGGCGTGGACGGCGTGGAAGGCATGGAAGGCTTGGGAAATACAGTACCCATTTTGAAATATGAACTGGATCAGGTCTATTTATTTTATTAAAAAAATAGATTCAATTTTATAAACATAAGAAAGAAAGTTTTCTTATTTTTTTGAAAACCATTTTTTAGCAGATTCTGATTCTTCAATGGCTCTTCTTGCTATATCCGCATCTGCAGTTCTATAAGTCTTTCCTTTCAATAATAGTGAATGGGTTCTGGCGTAGCCCCATTGCTGTTGAGTAGCACCTGGTCGATGTCCTCCAACTGCCCAAGCAGCCATTCCACGATCAAAGCATTCCTTCAAAAATCGCACAGGCACTCCTGTCGCGTCTGCCTTTTCTTCCAGTGATTTAGCATCTGGAAATAGTTTTCTAAATCTTGTAGTATAAGAGGATGGTTTTGTTTTTACACCAATATCTGTTTTAAATCCAACATAGGCGCTCGGGTCTTTCCAATCTTTTGCACCAAACTTTAGAATCTCTTTTCTGCGTTCAGCGGCTTGTTTTCGTGTAAGACCCTTATAATATTTATGAGGATGTAATGGATTATTTTTCTTTAATGTCTTATGTTTCATATCCTATTTAGTAAATATAAGTTATATTTTTAATCTCGTGGAAACATCATCAGTGCCAACATGACTAAGAAGAATAAGCAGGTGTGAAGCACAATTCCAATAGGAGTCGGACAGCCGCTAGGACCTGCCACTGTCACCCAACCTCCTACAAAGGATTGAATCACTTTATACGTTTCGGGATTGGCAACTAAAAAAAAGACTAAGGCACTATAAAAACTGTATTTGGCTTTCAATAGAATATTCATGTTCTATTGTTTGGATGAATATTTATTTTCGTCGTCGACCACCTACAATCGGAAGCGTCATAGATGCGGGTGGAGCACCTACTGGATTTACAAAAAATGCATAATAAGGATAATAAACTCCACTAAAGAAAAATGCTAAGATCGCCCAGAGAAACGCAGTGGAAGATCCAATGGAGGTATTATAGGCATAGGATAGTTTTGCGGCTCCAAATGAATATATAAATGAAAAAAATAATACAAGTCCAACTGAAAACATAAGATAACTTCCGAGATTGGCAACAGCAGCACTTGATACAGCGGTAAATGCTTCCATTCTATTCTATATGATCTAAAAATATAAACATCCCTTAAAGGAATAGAAAAGATAATTTTCTCCTTTGGAGAAAATTATCTTTTCCAACTTTAGAATGAGCTCAGTATATAAATTATATCCTATTGCTACGCAATAGGATATAATTTATATACTCGCATATTCTAATAAAGGAATAGAAAAATCCTAAAGGATTTTTCTATTCCTTTATTAGAATGAGCTCAGGGGATCGGATTGTGGATGCAGTGGTGCGCAAGTTCTTAGAACGCTCCGCAGTCGGACAACGAAAATATGGTGTTACCCTTGAACGAACAGATCTCAAGGCACGGGACTGGATCACTCATACGCAAGAAGAATTAATGGATGCAATTTTGTATTTAGAACGATTAAAGATGGAGGTCGGAATACTTTCTACAAACAAATCACATGAATAAAGATAATTACATATATAATACGGAAAAATAGCGTTGCAATTTTTCCATAGTATATATAAGATGAGTCGAACTCCATATCCATTCAATGCCAGTTGGTACAAGTATAAAACATCTGCGGAGATTAATACCCTTCGTCGACAGTGGAATATGTTTGAAACAGTTGAAAACTGTGATTTTCAAATTCGCATACAAATGAATGCTGGAAATTTTGGAACTCGATGGTATACATTTTTACAATCAAGTGATCTGACAGATTATAATCGTGGACGAACATTGCATGAAGCGCAATATCCAACAATTGATTTTACTCCCGAACGGAATAAGTTTGTGCAACAAAGTACAATTTATACAAGGGTAGGGTATGAATATTCACAACCTTCAAATGGATTATTGTTAAGTACAGCTATAACGGAAGGAGAACGAATCAAAAAGAATGGTGATATATCTATGTATATTAATGTCAGTACATATAATGCAACTCACGTGTATAAATGGAATTTTAACTCGGAAGATGAACGGTTAGGGTATGAGAAAATCGCGCGATCGCTTCTTTGAGATCCGGTCGATACTTTACACAATATCCTGCCAAACATCCATCTGATTTACTAATCTTTGTCTTATCTTCACACAGTTCAAGAGTTCCGTAATAGAGTGGTGCTTCTGGATTATATGAGTATACACGCCTTGTTTCAATATCAATCAAATAAACAATTCCTTGAACTGGCTGTCTTACAAGTGTTATGGTTGACATATGGTATCTGATAGACCTATCTACTCCTACTTAGTTCTCATTTTTTTAGGTCTAAAGAGCACCGGACCATGAGAAGGGTTTTTGTGGATTTGTATCGGGAAGAAAGAGGACTCGTTGATATGAGATATAGGTTGAAAAAAATGCTGTAAGAACTAATATTCCAAATAGAAGAAATGGTAATATTGATATAACTGTATCAGCATTTGGAAGATAAAATATATAATATGGAACAGATGGATTTAATTTACGTTCCAAATTATTTAATTGACCTTGAATTAATTGTGTAACTTTTTGCATTCTATTTATAGTTGAATATCTTTTTTTTGACAAAGATTCCTGAACCGAGGAAGCAAAGCTTCCTCGGTTCAGGAATCTTTGTCAAAAAAAGATTAAATCTAGCGGCGCAAAGCGCCGCTAGATTTACTCTTTTTTCGATAAAAATTGAGAAATCGTCCCTCCATATTTTTTACATCATAAACGCAACCAGCAAAAATGAGCACACCTGAGGCAAAAAAGCTTGAAAAAGCAGAAGCAAAGAAGCTTGAAAATCTTGCAAAATCATTTCGCACACAATGTGCAAAGAAACTAATTGATCCAAAGAAGGTGGGAGAACTTCTCCTGCTTCCTCCTCCTACCCCCAAGGTAAAGAAGGAACCCAAGGAGACACTTGCAAAGTCATGGGTTGCGCATGCATACGGAAAGTATGCATCCGAGTATCCAGCCTATCTTGCAACTCTTTCAATCGAATTACAAGATGCCGAAAAGGAAAAGGAATCGAAGTCTGGAAAGATGGTGAAACAGAATGGACTTGTCGCAAACCGTAATAAGATTAATTTTGCCAAGAAAATGGAAACAGATCATGCAACAGACTATGCGGCATTCAAGGCATCCTGGGATGCGGCACACCCTGCCACTCCTACCACTCCTGTGGAAGAGGAGTCCTCTGCCGAGTCTTCTGCCGAGTCCTCTGCCGAGTCTGCTGCCGAGTCCGTCTCTTCCTCCAAGAAGAAGAAGTCTTCCAAGGCATCTCCTGCCGCAGCTCCCGCAGCTCCTGCCGCAACTCTGTCTGTGAGCACCTCTACTTCTGCAAAGAAGGGAACAAAGAAGTCTCCTGCAGCATCTGCTGCACCTGCAGTAGCTACTACAGAGGTTGAGGAAACTCCCGCTCCTGTGGTTGTCAAGACCGGTCGCAAGGTGAATGCTAAGAAGTGAACCAGACTTGATATTCTAGATAACGTCTTCTGTATAATAACAGAAATAAATGAAGTATATCTCGCTGATATTAGTCGAGAACCACATGATCCAAAACGAACGGGGAAGTATCTCGGTATATTGCAAGATGGTTGTTTGGTGCGAAAATAACCTTTTTTAACTGTAGGGAATGATTACCACACTTCAAACATTGCGAAAGGTGGAACAAAATAAAGAATTTGATCGTGTTATAGTTCGTAATCTTAATTTTCGTACCGATACAAATACACCCATTCCGGCAAATCAAATTCTGTATGCAGATGGACGAGGCGGAACCTATTGGAGTGATATTTCAGGGTTTACATCGACTGTATTACGATCATACAATG